TAATCTCCATATTTGGATCACCAAAGTTTACCTTAACAACATTTCCTTTTTTATTTTTTACATAAACAGAAAACTTCTTTGGACCTTTAGGAGTCCTAAATGGCTTATTTAAAGTTTTATTTTCGTTTGCTGCCTCAGTGAAGAACAAAGATGTGTCATCCCCGTCTTCAAAAACAACAGAGGCTTTTGACTCAGCGTCATCAAAAATATTCATACAAACAGCCACTCGCTGTTTGTTATCGTTAAATTCATCTTTTTCAGTTAAGTCTGAAACGCAGCGACCCATAAAATCACCACGTTTTTCGTTATTTCTAGGAGTTGGTAATGGCATATTTTTTTTTACACTACAAAAGTTCTATTGGGCAATACTCCTTTGGTTTGCATTTTTCAGAGTTTTTATAAATAAAGAAATGCTCACAATTGTCTGTTATTTGTTCTTTTTTTATCCATATCATCAGGTCTTTTCTACCTTTTCTTGTATAGCCAAGTCCATTTTTTTGGGCTTTGATTTTATCATCAGTTATTTTAGTCCTTATTTTTGTGTTTTTTACAACATAATCGTATAAATCAGAATTTTTAACACATAAAAAACATTCTTTATCATCTAAATAAAAATTTATCCACTTTGGAGCTTCTGGGTCAGGATTGCACCAGCCTTTATTGCCAGCAACATTTGATATTTCAACTAAAAGTAGTCCTTTATCTTTATATCCAGCTTTTGCACTTTTAACATCATAACTCTCCCCATTTCTCATGTAGCCATCTATATGATATTTCATGTCTTGCTGCCTACTAGATACCTTTGTAGGTATATCATTATTTTTACAATATTCTAAAAATATTCCCTCTGCTTTCTTACCCGCCATAGATCTTCTTCTATGGTCTGTATTGCCTGTATGTTTTTTAATAAATGAATTTAATGTTCTCATAAAGTAATTGTTTCTGTTTCTCCCGTCCTAAGATCTGTCATAAAGAAATCTTGCACATTGAAAGCTTTGTCATCAATCCAATAATCATAAGATGGCTTGCCCATTCTTAGTTCAGTTCTTTTTACTCCCCACTCATCTAATTGTTTTTTAGTTAATTTACTATGATCTATACCACTATTACCTCCTCTTGCAGTCCAATAAATAATTGTATGACCAGCATCATACAGTTTATTGAAAAATTTTATTCTATCTACTATTGGTCTAGCCTGACTATAAGGAGTTGATTTGCTTTCATGTCTACAAATAGTTCCATCTATATCTACAATATATGTTTTCATTTCAATTTGTTTATGATATCTGTCGTGCTAATATTTTCTACAAAAGGAATAACCTTTAATATGGCAGAACCCTTTGCCTTGAACTCAGACTTATTTAGGGAATCTTCATCATAATCTCCACCCTTACACCAAAAGTCTGGTTGAAGCTCTCTTAACTGTTTTGCTACAGTTTTAGTGTTAAAAATAAACACGTAGTCAACTTGTTCATGACAAGCAACTGTGTAAGCTCTTTGTTTAGCTGATAAAATGGGCCTACCTTCTCCTTTTAAAGATCTAACGCTTGCATCTCCGTTAATGCCTACAACTAATTTTGAGTTTAGACTACAGGCATTTTTCATTGCATTCAACAAACTTGCGTGTCCAGCATGAAATATATCAAAGCAGCCATTTGTAAATATAAAAAACTTTTTTATACCAATCTTTTCTAACTCTCTAGCAAATTCTCTTTCTTTTTTAATATCTTCAAAAGATATTATTTTTTTATGTTTCATATTGTAGCCACTCCCTTTTTACGTATTACTTTTTGACAACAATCTTGAGCTAAAATAATTGCTGTCTCTATATTTCCTGTAGCAGTAAAAGCATAAGCTAAAGCAGCTAAAAAAGTATCTCCCGCACCAGAAACATCTCTTACTTCAGAAGGGTTTTTAATTAAATAATCTTTATGATTATACCAGCAACCTTTTGATGATTTTGTCACAATTAGATTATCTCCACCTCTATGCTTCCAACCATTTTCTAGGTATTCTTTTTCATTGATTTTTACAAATGTAAAACCATCTGCCCATTCAACATTAAATTCTTTTTTAGTATCTAAGAAAGATAATTTGCTTCTTTTAGATATTTCTCTCAAATCTCTTTCTTTTAAAAAACCTTTATTGTAATCAGAAACAACCACAGCATCATAATCTTCTATGTCTTCTGGTAATTGACCACAATAAGGATAACTATCTGTATCAACCCTTAAAAACATTTGATTTGATTGTATATCTACATATCTAGTTTTGTGACCTTTTGCTTCATTAGTAAATAAATTAATTTTATTTTTATAAGGAATGTCCCTGTTTGTATCTTCATCAAGAGCTACCAAATTTCTATAAACATTTGTAGCCATGCCCAAGCTATCAACACCATCTTCTGGAACAAAAACTGGAGCAGGTGCTTCAGGACAAAGACGATTTGCTTTGCCATAACAAAATCTATCGCTGCAAGTCTCGCCTATTACAAGAAATTTCATTACTGAGAAGACCCCTTTTCTACCCTGTAAGAGTCTTCATTGAAATGCTGAGTGCTAACTTCAAAGACACTAGAATCTTGTAAAGCTGTCAACTTATGGGGAATACATGGTTTAAGGTGAACCACATCTCCTTCTGTCAACTCCCTCTCTCTTCTTTCTGCTTTTTCTAAATCAAAAAACTCTAATTTCAATCTTCCCTTTGTTACACACCACGTTTCTTCTTTTAAAATATGGTAATGCATAGAAAAAGAAGACCCCTCGTTAAAACGAAGGATCTTCCCACAATACTTTTCGTTGTTGGTTATCCAAAGCTCATCGCCCCAACCTTTTGGGTGAGCTTCCAGCTTAGAAAAAACAGGCTCAATACTCATCAAGAGTATTATAACCCATCTTAATAATTATTCAAGGAATAATTAATCTTCTGCTTTATCTTTTGCTTTACCAATATTTAAAGCAGCCCAGTCGATTAAGCCATAAATTTTGGCCCAAATACTACCCTTCTTAGGAGTAGGGGTCGCTGCGGTGATAGCAGAAGCAAGCGCGATTGCGGCAGTGACTACGCCGAACCAAGGATTGTCTTCAATTAATTTAATAAGAATGTCCATAATATATTATATGTGTTCTTTATATATTACACGACTCAATTTTTACAGGGAAATAGATATTGGGGCGATTTCTTCTAGCTCTTCGCAAAGCCTATCAATTTCAGCCCTCTCCATTTTCCTAGCTCTATTTCTTAGTTTAGAGACCTCAAATTCAAATTTACGAAACTCTTCGTCTTGATCAATATTACATTTTTCTTTACTATCAAAAATAAAACTATCAAAAACCTCATATCGAATAGGGTCAATGCATTTTTCAATAGGATCAAATGTTGAATTACCTACGACATAATCAAAGATGTCATACCTGCTTACTTTAATTTTGACTTTTTGCACTAAATTATTATAGTGCCTTTAAGAGTTAGATCCAAAAAACTTTATACTAGAGCTTCTTTTTTTTAAGCCTCTCAAAAGCTGGTTCATATGCTCTTATAGCTGCTCTAAGATTTTTCTTTTTCTTAGGATCTGATGTTCTTTTAAGAGCAACTTTAGCTCTTTGTATCATCACAAGCATCGCTTGAACTTTATGGGCATGTTTTCTATTAGAATTTTTAATTATTTTAATAGAATCTCTAGCAGTTTTAGCATCTTTAAAACCTAAGCCTTTTATTGTCCCCTTTGGATCTTCGTCAGTATAAAGGTCTGAATGTTCAGATTTAGGTCTTTTGGTCCCGTCTTTGCGTTTCTCTGGAACTCTACCCTTATCGCCCTCTGACTTATAAGATCCCCCTCTTTTTTGTCTTTTGCAATACTGTTTTTGACTAAAACCCTTTGGGTTGTCGCAATCAATAGCGCGTTTACGCTTCATGCTCCACTTGCTAGCCCTGATTTGCTCAGTAAGATCTACCTCCCACTCCATATTACAGAATCCTTATTCTACTCCTAATCTTAGAGACATGACGTTTTTTTTCTAAAACAGAGCCACCTTCTCTACTGCCAGCACCATTTGTGTTACCTTCAATTGTGGTTACATAACCGCTTGAGTCTACGTCTTTTACAGCTAAACCAATATGAGAAAATGTAAATATAACAATATCACCAGCTTTAATATCTTCGTTTGTGGGCTTGCGAAGTTCCACTCCTTTGCCAGATTGTTGTTTTGCCCAGTTTTCAAAATCCCAAGCCCCAGCAGTTCTAGGTCTTTTAAATAATATATCTTCACCATCTATTGCCTCTCTGACTAGCCAGCAAATAAAAGCAGCACACCAAGGCCAACCTTTAGTTGCATCTAGCCAAGTAGCAGCTTTGTATTCATCAACCCTTGGGCCACAGTTGCTTCCGTCAACCTCAGAAACTCCAATCTCTTCTCTGGCTAATGAGACCATTTTTTGTGGAATAGTCCCATCAGTTCTAGGAGCCTCTTTAGTAGATAATTTTGCTAAAATTGCATTCCAAGTTACAGGACCATCTGCTCCATCAGCAGAAACTTTAAGAAGCTTCTGCACAGCTTTTACTACTTCTTTTTTACCTCTAAAATTCATTATGAACACCTCCTACTAAATCCAGCACATATTGACATAACAACTGATAATACGATAGCCAAAATCATAAAGTCGCTGTATTTTTTAATTTTAATGTTTAATAAATCAGACTGCTCCTCATTATAATACATTTTTGTATCCATAATATTGTTGATTGCATCAATTGTAGGATCAGTCATTTCATACATTTTAGGAACTGAGGCTTTAATCATTTCAATATTATTTGTGTTTCCCCATTCAATTAATTGATTAACATAAAGATTTATTTTCTTCTCTTGCTCAAAAACAAATTCAGCATACTCTATTTCTTTAGGAGTTATATCTTTTTTATAACCTTCTAAATACTCATTTTTATATACTCTCTCTTCCTCTAAAGTCTCTACCATCTCTGCGGGTGTAATTACGCCATGAGAGGTTTTTACAACTGAATTAACTATAATTACTCCATACCAATCAAAGCACATACCAATCTCCATAATTGAAGACTCAGATTGTCGAGCGTTCTCTTTTAATGTGTTTTGAATATTCTCTGTAAGGATTAGTCCTTTGGCAGCAAAGGCCAAACAAATAGCAGCTAAACAATAAACTATAAATTTTGGTCTCATTTTTTAATAAATTTTTCTGGATTCTTCTCAAATTTTTGGCCCAATCGAACAATCCCTCCTATAAATTCAGGGCTGACTACTCCAATAATTCCATAAGTAATTGCTTTAGTAAGAGAAGAAACGTCAGTTTGTTCAAGCACAAACCAAGCAATACCCGCTGCTATAGCGGCTGTTAAGATTCTTTTAAACTGTTGTTTTAGTGATAAACCATTATTGCCCGACAAAAGTCTAGCAAACATCGCAGCGGCTCCAATAAGAGGCACTAACCATCCACCACTCAAGAATTCTTTGATTAAAGACTTTTCGGGTTCCATATACATTTATGTTACACAAAAAAAGCCTCCCGCGAAGGAGGCTTTTTAATTTTATATATAAAACTAATTAGAATTAGAATTTGTAAGACAATCCTGCGCTAACTCCCCAATCGTGGTCTAGCTCATAAGAAGTTCCATCAGCATCATTATGAAGATAAGAAGCTTTAGCTCCAATAGAAAGGCCGTTACCAATATCGTAACCGAGCGCAACACCAATTTCTACAGAGTTGTAATCATTAGCTAAATTAGTAGTTACAAAAGGAGTTGTTGTAAGATTATCAACAAAAAGCTCTAAACCTTTAGAAACAGTAAGTTCAACTCCATAAGAAGCGCTAGAACCAAGTTGATGCCAAACAGTAGCAGTAACATCTGCAAGGGCATCGCTATAGGTCAACCCAAGACCAAGTTGTTCCCAACCTCCATAAGAAGACTCAATCTTCTTAAAAGAAGCTGCTCCTGCTAGATCTTGTCCCAAAATATTCACTGGGCGACCCCAAGAAACAGAAATATCTGTGTCAGTGTTACCATCTCCTTCAGCAAGGCCAATGCCTACAGAAAGATCTCCATCTGCTACAGCAGTGCCAAGAGTAAGAGAATAGTTTGTTGTATCTTCTCTAACTGCAAGACCATTGCTGGTTGATAAATTGCTAAAAGAAAGACCACCTTCAGCAGAAACATCTGCGATAGTAGTAGCTTTAACTGCGCCGACCATTGCAGCGCCCATCAGTAGTGTCGTAAGAATTAATTTCTTCATAAATTAACTATATATTACAGAATTGTAATGGTCAAGGGAAATATTATTCCTCTACTTCAGGTTCTTGAACAGCCTCTACAGAGTCCGCAAATTGAGGAGTTTCTTCAACAAACGGCACATCATTTGTCTGAGGTGGTCCTGCTGCTGCTTTAATTTTATTTACTAATACAACGGCTGCTTCAGCAACCCCTAATCCTTGTGACTTGATTGCAATATCAATTAATTGAACCAAAGCACTAAGTTCTTCGTCGGAAAAATCAATAGTTTTCATATATGTGATATTATATTTATAGAATTAAAAAAGTCAAACTAATTATTTGCTATTAGGAAAATAAATTTCTCTTTCTAATCTCCTAAATCTGGCATCAGAGTGCCAAACCTCATCATTCTGGGGTGTATAAATACCTTTACTTGTTTGAATCGGAATTCCCTTCCCTAGATTCAGCGTAGAAGGCTGATAGATATTTAAAACTTGCGTCTTCACGGATGAGTTCGTCGCGCAAGAGGTCAGCACGATCAGGGTCACCGCCATTGGCGCGAAGATCTTCAATTTCCTGAATAATTCTTTTCCTAGTTGTTTCATGATTATGTCTTAATTCTATGTAGAAGAGCTTATTTTTTAAAGACAAATATAGCTCAATTGATTTTAAAACACTTTTAATTAAGGTAAGCATCAATATTTTGGTTTACATATTGCTCTACAGTCTGCCAATCATAATCACCTATCACTCCTTGTAGTTTAGAATTATCTGCTTTTGTAAATTTTTGATATTGACCTTTTAATTCTTTTGGCATTGGGATCTCAGTAATGATCGTATTAGACTTTGATTTTACAATTTCTGCAACGTCCCTAAATGAAGTTGTTTGTCCTGTGCCTACGTTAAAAACACCAGAAGCATCATTATCTAACATTCTGTAATGTATTTCGCAAACATCATCAATAGAGACAAAATCTCTTTTATATTTTTCACTCTTCTCAAATATTTTTATTTCTCCGTTTCTTTGAGCTTGTTTTATAAACTTAGATACAGGACTAGCTTGTTTGCCTTTTTTATCTTCTCCTAATCCATAGACATTAAAATATCTAAAACCTTGATATGGATATTCTTGATTCATTAACCAACAATCAAACATATACTTGCTAAAAGCATAAGGACTCAAAGGCTTGCAAAATTCATCTTCTTTAAAAGTTTTAGAAGAACCATAAACAGATGCACTACTAGCATATTGGAACTTAACATCAATTAACTGACACATTTCATAAAGCTTCTTTGAATACTCAAAGTTTTGCTCTACAATTTTTTTAACATCAGTTTCTGTAGTGCGAGAATTAGCACCAAGGTGAATAACAAAATCTTGGTTTATTAATTCTGGATAACCAGAATTACCAAGAGATATATCAAACTTGGTTACATCATAGCCCCTACTACTCAGAAAAGCTGCTAAATTACCTCCTATAAATCCTCCCGCTCCAGTAATTAATACCCTATTCGCTTTCACTTTCTTGTTCTGTCTCCTCCTCTGAAGCCTCTGACTCTTTAGGTTTTTGAGGATATTCTCCTTGGAGTAAACTATCTAAGATAAATGCTTTGATCACTTGTTCGTCAAAATCAGATTCGCCAATTTTACACAAGATTTTATCAAGATCTTCATCCCCTGTTTCTTCGTCTAAATCTGCTTTCGCAAAAAAATCAAAATTATCAGAGACTGTAAATGATTGAATTAATTCAACAACTAATTCATCATTTTGGAAATACTTGTTAAGAGAGTAAGAGGAATGGCTAAACTTAGCTTCCTCCTCTGGTTTTTCTCCCTCTAAAAGTTCTACGTTTCCTTGTTGCTTTTTATATTCTTTTAAAACCCAGATTTTTTTTGTATAGTCTGAGGCATCAGGAAATTTCATGTCGGCATCAAAGGAGATACTTTGATACAACTTATCATCTAAAAACTTTACTGTGTAAGGCATTTAGAGTGTCTTACACTAATTATGAAGTTTTTACCTTTGAATTTTCAGCTTTAGATGCTTCTACTTTGGCGGTCAATTCTTCAAATGCAGAAGTTTTTTCTTCATCTGACATTTTTTCAACATTTGCTTCTACTTCTTGAACAGCAAGATTGTGCATAATGTTGATTGCCTCTGCTAAAGTAACGCGAGACACCATTTCTGATGTTAGCATCGCTTTTAAGTTTTTATCATCTTCTTCTGTCATACCTAATCTCTTTCTTTACTTGCATAAATCCTGATATCAGGCTGATTTGAACCTTTTTCTTTAAAAGAATTAGGGAAACAGACAATTTTTACATCATTACCCTCAGAATCCTTAATAGAACCACTGTAGTAAGATTGCTTTTGCCCATCAACTCTCCAAAGCGCTCCTAATTCACGCTTCTTCCATTCATCGTTTTGTTTAGTGTTTTCACTCATAGTTATTTATTATTAAATCTACCTTCGACGCTTTTCCAAAATTCTTCTGCGCCCATAGCAAGATATCTGCCCTTCAGGTGTTTGTAAAGCTTTTTTTGAATATGATTAGCATTTTTTTTATCGTAGCCAATAAGTTGACGAATTTTAGTAGCAACTGATCCACTCATGCTTTATGATCAACATTACTTGGCTTTTTTTCAATAAAAAGTTTAATATTCTTTTCTCCTTTCAGCACAGAGTCTGAAACAAATGGTGTTACTTCAGATAGTATCTTCTTACTCAAAGCTTCTATCTTTACATTTTCATTAAGAATACTTTTAATAGTTTGTTTTATGTATTCAAAATCGAAGCTTAAATCAATATCATTGTCTTTAAGTCTATTTTTTAATCTTTTTAATTTCATCCACAAAAGTCTCCTCAAACCCTTCTCATCAATTTGTTTAAGAGGGAAACACTCATCTACAAGAGATAGTATGTCTGGATGTATCATCAAATTGTCTTTATCTGAGGCGACACCTTGGAATCCCATTGATGACTGACTGTTAGAGATATCGCTTGTTAAGAATATTTTACAGTTTGTAAAATCAGCCATATCTCCGTTGCTCATCTGAAACTTACCATGTTTAAATATTTGATTAAATAGAGGTATGGCAGAATTATCCACTTTATGAAAATCATCTATAATGATTACGCTATTAGGTGATATTAAAACCTTTTCGCATATGGATGTATTATTACCTTGAGATGTTGCGATCTTATGTGGGGCAAAATTATCTGCAAAATGAACACCACTATAAGAAAGAACATTTACTCCATGTTTTTGTAAAGTATCTTTAAATAGATCTAAGAAGTAAGATTTACCACTAAATCTTGGACCACTTACGACATAACACTCGGGTGCTGAAAAATTATCTGTCTTTTTTATACCTAAACTAGAAAGAATAATTTTATCTTTTAGTTTTTGTAATAATCTATCTTGTCCTACTAAAGATTTGCTGACACAAGAAAAAACTTTTTCTACTATTTGTTGATTGTTAAGAGGGTTTGTTTTCTTCTTAAAGAAATCTTTTAGATGACAGAGTTTTACCTCTGGTATCATGTCTGATACTCCCTCAGTCCATTTTTCTAAACTTTCATTTAGTTTCTCCAAAAGTTTTGTGTGATCTTTTTCTGGATCTAAAGCCGCAGCCATAGTTTCTTCCTGCTGACTTTTGATTGAAGGAGTAACATGCCAAAAATTTACTTTTG